TCATGCACGATGCCGTGCGCTCCGTCGCTTGACCAGCGCATTCAGCGCGTTCGCCCCTTCGCCGTAGTGCTTCGAGGCCAGCCAAGTCTGGGGCGCGAGCTGGTCCGTGATAGGACACCACTGCTGCCCCCGGAACTGCGCCATGGTCTCCGTCGCACGCGCAATGAGCGGCTGTACCAGTGTGCGGTCAACAGGGCCGCACAGGCGCAACTGAAAACTTTCCCCAATCCATTGAAAGAGCAGGTGCCCGGACCAGGGCTGCAGCGCAGTCAGATCCGCGATCAGCCGGCCGCAGTCCCTGAGCGGAAACACGTAGCACTTGGCACCCACGGCCTCTTTCCAGGCCTTGTCGGACAAGCAGCCTTCACTCCAGCCTCCGCGCGGGGTGTAGGGCGGGAAGAAAGGACACTCCGGGGGCAGCGGCTGGCTCACGACAGCGCATACGCAAACTGCTGCTCCTTGGGCAGAGCCAGGCGCGAATGCACCACAGGCGCCAGCCTGTCGAACTCCCGTTCAAAGGGGGTTGGCTTGCGTGGCACCGGCGCACTGTGGGCCAAGGATTCCAGCTCTGATTCATCCGCGCGCAAGAAGTCCAGATACGCCCACTGCAGCAGCGGCTCGCCGCCAAAACGCTCGACCAGCGCCGCGTACATTGCTGCAGCAGCCTGTGATTCCAACTCGGGCGGCAACGGTTCGCCCGTGCCGCAGACGTAGATTTGCGGGTACATGACATCTCCAGAAAACTGTATAAATATACAGCTTTCTGGAGATTCAGATCAAGAGGCTGGCGCGCCGAAGAGCGCTGCAACCGCTCTCGTGGCGCCTATCGCACCAAAGTGCTGACCCTCACCCGCTGCTCATCCCACAACGCCGGCGGATCCACCGCCAGATCGAACAAGGTGACGTGATTCGGCAGCGCATCGTCCAGGATGGCGGCCACGATGTCCGGCGCCAGGATAGTCAGGTTCATCATCCTGCTGACGTAGCTGTTGTCGATCCCCTCTCGGGTGGCGATCTCTCGTAGCGACGACACCTCGCCCGACTCCAGCATGGCCAGCCAGCGATGACCCCGGGCCAGAGCCATCTGCAACGGCGTGGTCTTGGTGTCCCAGGGCCTGGCCTTGGCCGGCTCGCCGGTTTCCGGATCGACCGGCAGGGTGACCAGCTTGCGGCCACTGCGCCGCTTGATGCGGATCGGTACCGTCAGCGTGAGTCGACCATCGCTGGCCTCGATCACTTCCGAATCGCCGGTCTTGTGGATGCTGAACTTCCTCATGCCACAGCCTCCCCGGCCTTCGCGGTGGACTGCAGATCCAGGACGATCCGCTCGATCCCGTTGGCACGCAGCCTGACTTCGAGGTCATCCGGAGAGACGATCACCTTCTCAACCAGAAGTTTGACAATGCGTGTCTGCTCGACCGGAAACAGTTGATCCCAGATGCGATCGAGCCGTGTCATGGCCACCGTGATCTTGGCCTCATCGAGGTCTGGATCCAGTTCACGCGCGCGCGGCAGAATGTCCGTCAGCAGGTCGGGTGAGCGCAGGATGGTGCGCAACTGGCCCAGCACGGCCGATTCGAGTTCTGCCGCCGGCAAGGTGGGCAGGCCGGACGCGCCAGCGTGCTCCTTGCAATCCCGCTGCGGCTTGTAGTACCGGTAGCGCCGACCGTTCTTCTTGGTGGTGTGCAGTGGCGTCATCGCGCGACCGTCGCTGCCGAACACGATGCCCTTGAGCAGGTGCGGCACCTTGGCGCGGGTGTTGTTGGCACGCACCCGCTCGTTGGTGGCCAGGATGGCCTGGGTCTGATCCCAGATCTGCTGATCCAGGATAGCGGGATGCTCGCCGGGGTACCACTGCTCCTTGTGGCGCAATTCGCCCAGGTAGGTTCGGCTGCGCAGCAGTTTGTAAAGTGTGCCCTTGTCGATCGGTCTGCCCGGCCGGTGGACGCCGGTTTGCGAGGTCCAGGCCTTGGAGGTGGCGCCGTCGAGCTTGAGTTCCTTGCACAGCAGCGTGGTGGAGCCCAGTTCGACGAAGCGCTGGAAGATGTGTCGCACGAGTCTGGCCTCGACTTCGTTGGGAACCAGCCGACGGTTCACCACGTCGTAGCCGATCGGCGGCACGCCACCCATCCAGATACCCTTGCGCTTGCTGGCCGCGATCTTGTCCCGGATGCGTTCGCCGGTGACTTCGCGCTCGAACTGGGCGAAGGACAGCAGGATATTCAGCATCAGCCGCCCCATCGAGGTGGTGGTGTTGAATTGCTGGGTGACGGAAACGAAGGACACGCCGTGACGCTCGAACACGTCGACCATCCTGGAGAAGTCGGTCAGGCTGCGCGTCAGGCGATCGATCTTGTAGATGACGACCACGTCGATCTGGCCGGCCTCGATGTCGGCCATCAGGCGCTTGAGCGCAGGGCGCTCCATGGTGCCGCCGGAGAAGGCGGGATCGTCGTAGTCGTCCACGACCGGTGTCCAACCCTCGGCGCGCTGACTTGCAATGTAGGCGTGGCCCGCGTCGCGCTGGGCATCGATGGAGTTGAACTCCTGATCCAGACCCTCGTCGGTGGACTTGCGCGTGTAGACGGCACAGCGCACGCGGCGCCTCGTGACCTCGCTCATCGCACGCCTCCTTTCTTGGCGGCGGGCTTCGATCGCTCTCTCAGACCAAAGAACAGCGGACCCGACCAGCGGTCGCCAGTGATCTCGCGGGCGATCATAGAGAGGCTCGGGTACAAGCGGCCCTGGTACTCGTACTGTTCGTCGGGCGTCACCAGCACCTGGTGTTCGGCGCCGCCGTACTGGCGTGTGAGCACTGTGCCAGCGGGCGGGCGGTAGGTGCGATCGCGTGTCTTGAGTCGTCCGTTCTTGATCAGGGCTTCGATGCGCCGGTGGTTGCGGTCCACAAGCTGGCGGTTGGTCTTTCGGAACTCGATCTCCTGCAAACGGTAGGCGATGCGGCGCTCCAGAAACTGGCGGTTGTGCGTGGGGTGGTCATCGCCGAAGAGCTTGCGCCAGAGCACCTTGATCTCTGACATGGGCAGATCGGGCAGGCCGGCAATTCGGGCGGCCAACGAAGGTGGCGTAGTGTGGGTGGTCATCGGGACTCCGTGGTTGGGTAGTTGACGGGGTCCGTATGAACGCGCTGGTTACCAGAAAAGCCAAGCTCAAACTCGCTCTCTTGGTCCACTTTCGCGGACGGCGCCACAGCATCGCTGCGCAGGCGCACGAGGCCGTTGGCCAGCAGTGACGCGATCTCGCTACGACGCTGGTCGGGCGTCAGCTTCTGGGGCGGGACTTGTTTGGCTTGGTGCATGGGTAGCGGCGCTCTCTCGACACAAACTCACATGCGATGAAATTGTGCGGAGAGCGCGTCACTTGCGCCATGCGGTAACTGCGGGCTGATGCGAATCGGTGCTGGCTATCTCGATGCGCACCAGCTCATGCCTTCAGTCTCTTACCGGGTACTGGCCATTTCGGATGAAGCGGTCGAAGGTGTCCTCCTCCGTCTCCTCATCATCGTGCCGAACCCAGGAACGATCGGCTTCCGGCATCAACAGCAGCGTGAGCCTGTAGTCGTACTGACCCGCATCCCTGACCATCTCGTTGATGACCGTGTACTCCTGCTCGCGGGGAAACCATCGCTTGGCCGACACCGCCTGTTCGCTACCCATCACGCCCCAGTTGTCGTCGTAGGCCAGGGCACAGTCGGGCAACGCGATGGTGTTCTTGCGGGTGGCGAAGTAGGCGCCGGAGCGAAACGCGGCCTCGTTCGACTTGGCCCACAGCATGTGGTCGTCACGACTGGCGATCAGCACCGCCCGCTGCGGTGCGATCTCCATCCATCGCAGGGCGGCCGCCGTCAAAGACACGTTGTAGCGGTCGGCACAGTGACTGAGGAGATCGAACCCCATCGGCTGCCCATCGACTTGACGCCGGAAATCGTCCAGCGGCATCAGCAAGGTCGAAGCGAACAGATCCGCTTCTTTCTCGATATCGCGACCGTTGTTGTCGCCGGTGGCGATGTCGTCATCGCTGCACTCGAAGATTTCTTGCTGATGCCTGTGCAGGATGTAGTGGGCGAACTCGTGCGCGATGGTGAAGCGCTGGCGGCCGATGGGCGCGACGGCACTGTTGAAGAGGAGCAGCCACTTGCTGCGTGCCTTGTTGGCCTTCAGCATGCCCTCGAATTTGTCCAGACGCTCGCCGTGGATTCTGTCAATGGGCGAGTCCGGAAAGCACTGGCGCGAGTACTCCAGCGCCACCTCGTCGACCCTGACCGGGAACCGGTCTGCCCCGAGCACCACGTTGAGCATGGCCGATATGCGGTTGGCCTCGGCCATGGGTCGTTTCGGCGCCGTCACTCGTCTTCCCACGCCTCGAGGATCTTGCGGATCCTCTTCTTGTCGGGCTCCGACAGATTCCTGTACTTGCGGAAAAACGCCTTGTCAGCGACTTCCGCGTCGGGCGTGGTCACGCTATCGGTCAACAGGAACTCGGCGGTGACCTCGAGTGCCTCTGCGATCCTGCGGATCTTCTCGGCTGACGGCTTCGGGTCGTCGCGGTTTTCAAGCTCCCAGATGTAGCTCTTGCTGGAATCCGTTTTCGTTGCGAGCTCATCGAGGCTGAACTGCTTCTGCTTGCGCAGGGCCTTGATCTTGTCACCCAGTGGAGAGGGCACTTGAACCTCCGTTTCGATCTGCACCAGATCGAAAATCCTACCACCACACCGAACGCTTTCGTACCTGCTTGACAAACTATTACTGGGTCATCAATAATCCGAATTGTTCGGCACACCGAACTATTTTGTACTGGTGAGCTGCGGCCTCTGGCACGGCTCTAAGGCTGGTTTCCAGCGCAATCCAACCCGAGACAAAGGGAGTTGACCAAGATGAACGATGCCGAAAATCTCTCCAAGCTGCTGAGCTGCGTGACGCCAGCGGTGTTCCGCGATTTCATGATCGCGCACTTCCACCTGGCGATGCCTGAGCTGGACGCCAAGCTGGGCAAACGCGCGCAGCGTGCACAGCTTGAGGCGGTGCTGACGGCGCTGGCGGCCCATGACCGACGCAAGATCGAGGACGTGGCCGAGCGCATCGTCCTGCTCTCCGATCGTCCAGGGCAGGACGTCGTGGCAGCCATCAGCCAGGAGATCACCGACGAAGCGGCTCAGGCCGAGTTCGGCGCCATCACCAATCAGTACGAGCGCGCGCTGTGGCTGTACTTGAACGCGACGCTGCTTTTCGACGAAGCCCACAACGCCCGTCAGGCTGACCTCTTCCGGCAAAGCACGCGGTGCTATTCAGGCTTCATAGCGCCGCGCGATCTCACGGTCCTGGATGACGAAGACGCCCGGCAAGCCTATCTCCACGCCATGGCGGAGCATCTGGGCTGCGCACCGGACACAGTGGCGGTGCAGGTTTTCAGGCGTCTGCGTGCAGAAACCGCCAAGGCGCCCAAGGTCGAGCTCTACCAGATCAGCGCGCACCACAATCGCCCGCCCGAAATCATCGAGAAAGTCGAGGGCGGTGAGCTGGTGGCGCAGGAGGTCGTGTCCGCGATCTCGTTGCATATCACCTACGAGCCGGCCACGGGCCACCTGGAGGTGCTGTCCAAGGACACCGATGGCCGGGAGGCACTGGCGCGCATTGCAGCCGACAAACTGCTGCAGTCGCCTATCAGCGGTGACACGATCCCGCTGAAGCAGTACGACTACCAGAGCCTGGCCGCACGCCGCAGCTTTGATCTCACCGGTGAAAACGTGACCTCAGTCAAGGTGATCCAACTGGGCTATTCCACTCCGGAGCATCGATCGGTACTGGTCAAGATCTGGGCCAAGGACCCCGAAGACATTTACACCGCCGCCCGCTCGCTAATCTCGCTGTCGTTCGACTTCCGTCACCACGTCATCAACTACGCCAAGCTGTCATTGCGCATTCCGAGGATCGGTGCGGAAAAAGCCCATTCGATCGCCATCGAGCTGCGCGGCGACAACAAGTGCAGCGTCAAGACCAAGCGAGAGAAAGAGCGCGCCCTGTGTGATCGCCTGCTGGAGAGGTGGGGCTTCATTAAGAGCATCGACGATGACGCCGCGCCTGTCCACGCGCTCGCTGCTTGAGCTGATCGAGCTGTTCGAGCGCTCCAGCGCTGCGGTCGTCGACTTCGACGGCCAGCGGCTGCGGGGCGTGCCGGCCTGGGATAGCTCCGTTCGAGCCATGCTTTCCGATCGCGACCTCAGCGCGTGGCTCCAGCGCATCGGGGTTGCCGGCAGCTACCCAGCGCCGTGTGGAGACGAGCATGCTCCGGTCGAGCTTGTTGAAGATTCCAACCCCGAGCGCTACTGCTATCGGTGCCCGGAGACGTTTCGCACCAAGTACGTCGCGGCGGACTTGGTTGGCGTCCACGCCGTAGTCGAGACCAAGCTCCTGCACTACCTCGCGGACGTGATGGCGATCCCGCAGGCCCACAGAATCGGAGTTGGCGCGCCCGCCATCGATGGCACGCTGTGGCGTCTGGGTCGAATGCGCGTCGGTCAGGTCCAGGTGGACACTTGGCTGAGTCGTGGCCTGCTGCGCTCGGTCGAGGCGGTGTTCGCGCAACTGCGCCAGCCCGCGTTACCGGAGAAAGGTCTGGTTTTCACGACGGGCCGAGCGTTGCCAGACCTCGTTGCTCCGCCGCGCGCCTACCACATCGTCCCGATCATCGACACCTTGGTCGACCACGCTGACCAGCCGACGCTCGATGTCGATCTGATCCACCGCTTGTTGCAGGCGCCAGCAGGCAGTCCGCTGGAGAAGTCCTTGCCAGTTCGCTTCGACCCTTACTCCAATACGCTGGTCATCGCCACCAAGTCGAACAAGCCTTGGGCAATAAAAGGCGCCAGGCAGGTCGCCGTGGTCAAGCATCTGTTCGCACAGTTCGTGAACGACCGACGCTGGGTTCCAGCCTACGAAATTCTGGACGAGGTGTACGGGTCCCAAGAGCTCGGGCGCAGCCAGCGAATCCAGAACATCTTCAGTGGCAATTCAATCTGGCAAGACTACATCACTGGAGACGGCAAAGGCCACTACGGATTCAACCTGGACTGACATCGCTCCACAGGCGTCGGTTACAGGATATGGAGGCAACGCGACGCGGACTCTGGCAGGTAAAGTCTGGAACCAGTGACGTCTTGGAACTGTCGTAGGGCATCCATCACCGCTGATTGCCGGGATAGATGCGCACAAGCCTTGCGTGCTAAAGTGCCAAGAATCATGGAAAACTGGATGTCATTCTGCACTTCCGTTGAGGAAACCAAGGCCACACAATGGAGTGGCCGTGGCATGAGTGCGTCCTATCGCCAGACAAGGGTCACCATCCAGAATCGCGCTGCTGCCGGGGATACACACGGAATTTCCGAGCAGACCCTACGGACTTTCCACAAGATTTCCGAGCCGCAAAACGCCCATCTTTTCACGAAAGATGCGCTAGCCAAGGCCCTGGCACACATAGACGAGTGAACTGGAGCCAGCATTGGCGACCAGCTTCACAGCGGTGCTGCGCGAACAGCTGATGGCGCTCGGGGAAGACCCGGCCAACTTTGCCGCTGAGTTTGATCGCTGGAAAGCAAGAGGCGACGACGGCGAATTTGATCACTACCTGTTCGGCAAGGACGGTGCCTACGCCAGACCGCCGGTCGGTGGCATTCACTACACCCTCCGACACGTCCATTTGGCACCGCTCAGCAATCCGCTGGCAAGGCAGGACTGGGATGTTGCTTGGAGGCGGCGCAGCCGCAAGACCAGTGACCGCGCTCTGGTCTACGTGACCGACAGCGTTCATGGGCATCTGCTCGTTGCCATCCTGGATGAGCCAGGCGCGCATGATGTTGCCGCCATGCAGACCCCCGAGGACGCCAAGATCATGCGCCAGCTGGCCATGGTGGCCGAACAGTTCATCAACTTCGGCAAGATCATCGCGTAATCCGCCGAATTCAACTGAACCGCCCCCTGGCAACCGCCTGCGGGCGGTTTTTTGCTTTCTGCGGCTCGATTTCTCACGCGGCGGCTGAGCCCGTACATCAGCCCGTACATGGCGGTGATGGACGCCCGTACATCTCGACTTCGAACATGACCTCACCAATTCGCAATCCCCTGAAAGGAGCAATTCGTGAGTGTCAAACACCTCAACCAACGCCAACTGGCGGACCGTTGGGACGTCAGCGAAGCCACACTGGAGCGCTGGCGTTCTGAAGGCATCGGTCCCGTCTTCCTGAAGCTGCAGGGGCGCGTGCTGTACCGCCTCGAGGACCTGGAGGCCTTCGAGGCCGACAGCCTGCGCAAGAGTACATCGGAACGCGCCCCGGTGGGAGGTGTCGCATGAGCACCGTCACCGCCGATCAACTGCTGGCCACACCGGCCAGCGAGCTTGCGCAAGGCAGCGCCGAAACGCTGCTCCAGCTCAAGACCCGCGCCACCGAGTGGCTCGCCTCGGCCAAGGCGGTCGACAGTCATATCGATCACGCGCTCTCGCTGCGCTACGCCGAGCAGGCGCACCAGCTGCGGCTGGCCGCCGGCAAGGACACCGGCGTCGTGCACTTCGACGACGGCACCGTCCGCATCACCGCCGAGTTGCCCAAGAAGGTCGAATGGGACCAGGCCCAGTTGCGGGACATCACCCGCCGCATCGCCGCTGGCGGCGAGGACCCCGGCGAATACGTCGAGATCGGCTACCGCGTCGCCGAGGGCAAGTACAACGCCTGGCCCGAGACCCTGCGGCAAGCCTTCGCGCCGGCGCGCACGCTCAAGACCGGTAAACCCACGTTCCGCCTGAGCTTGGTGGAGGAGTGACCATGACCACCTCCTCACTCCTCAAGCTGCCAATCATCTCTGCCGACCAGCGCCTGGCCGAACGCCGTGGCGTCAAGGGCGTGCTGGTGGGCAAGAGCGGTATCGGCAAGACCTCGCAGCTGTGGACGCTGGACCCGATCGCGGCGCTGTTCATCGATCTGGAAGCCGGCGACATCGCGGTCGACGGCTGGGGCGGAGACACGCTGCGTCCCCGCACCTGGCCCGAATGCCGCGACTTCGCCGTCTTCATCGGCGGCCCCAACCCGGCGCTGCGCGATGACCAGCCCTACAGCCAGGCGCACTTCGACGCCGTCTGCGCTCGCTTCGGCGACCCGGCCGTGCTCGACAAATACGAAACCGTGTTCGTCGACAGCATCACCGTCGCTGGCCGCTTGTGCCTGCAATGGTGCAAGGGCCAGCCGCAGGCCTTCTCCGAGAAGACCGGCAAGCCAGACAACCGAGGCGCCTACGGCCTGATGGGCGCCGAGATGATCGGCTGGCTGACCCACCTGCAGCACACGCGCGCCAAGAACGTCTGGTTCGTCGGGATCATGGACGAGAAGCTGGACGACTTCAACCGCCGCGTGTACTCGCTGCAGATCGATGGCAGCAAGACCGGCCTGGAGTTGCCCGGCATCGTCGACCAGGTCGTCAGCCTGGTCGAGCTCAAGGCCGACGACGGCAGCAGCTACCGCGCCTTCGTCTGCCACACGCTGAACCCCTGGGGCTATCCCGCCAAGGACCGCTCCGGCCGGCTCGACGCCATCGAGGAGCCGCACCTCGGTCGCCTGATGCAGAAGATCGCCGGCCCCGTCCGGCCCGCCCTCGAGCGCCTTCATTTCGCGCGGCCTGCTGCTGCCGGCCCTGCCGAAACCTCCCCCGATTCCACCTCCACCGAGGAGTCTTGATCATGACCTATTTCGACTTCAATTCCGCCGCCGAGCAGTCTTCGTTCGACCTCATTCCCAAGGGCAGCCTGGTGCGCGTGCGCATGACGGTGCGCCCGGGCGGCTTCGATGACCCGACCCAGGGCTGGACCGGTGGCTACGCCACGCGCAATGCCAGCACCGGCTCGGTCTACCTGAACTGCGAGTTCGTCGTCACGGAGGGGCCGTTCGCGCGCCGCAAGATGTGGAGCCTAATCGGCCTTCACAGCCCGAAGGGCCCGGAGTGGGCCAACATGGGCCGCACCTTCATCAAGGCGATCCTCAACTCCGCGCGCGGCGTCCACCCGGCAGACAACGCCCCCACCGCGCAGAACGCGCGCCGCATCGCCGGCTTCAGCGACCTCGATGGCATCGAGTTCCTGGCCAAGGTCGACTGGGAGAAGGACCAGAACGGCGAAGACAAGGCCGTCGTCAAGACCGCCATCACGCCAGACCACAAGGACTACTCGGCGCTGATGACGGGTGTGCACGCGCCCGTGGCCAGCGCCCCCGCCGCGCCGGCGGCACCGGTCGGCGGGCGTCCCAGCTGGGCACAGTGAAGGGAGCCGCAGCCATGATGCTTCGTCCCCGCCAATCCCTGCTGGTCGATCGCACGCTGGCGGCGCTCACCGCGCACGGCAACACGCTGTCGGTGGCGCCGACGGGCTCCGGCAAGACCATCATGCTGTCGGCGGTGGCCGGCCAGCTGCTGGCCGAGCCGGATGCCAAGGCCTGCATCCTCGCCCACCGCACCGAGCTCACGGACCAGAACCGCGAAAAGTTCGGTCGCGTCAACCCGGGCATGAGCACCTCGGTGTTCGATGCCCAGGAGAAGTCGTGGCAGGGCCAGGCCACCTTCGCCATGGTGCAGACCCTGTCCCGGCCCTCGCATCTGGTGCAGATGCCGACGCTGGACCTGCTGGTCATCGACGAGGCGCACCACGCCTCTTCGCCCAGCTACCGCGCCGTGGTCGATCAGGTGCTGACGCGCAATGCCAGGGCCAGCATCTGCGGCCTGACGGCCACGCCCAATCGCGGCGACGGCAAGGGTCTGCGCGAGGTGTTCTCCAATGTGGCCGACCAGATCACGCTGGGCGAGATGATCGCCGCCGGTCATCTGGTGCCGCCGCGCACCTTCGTCATCGACGTGGGGGTGCAGGATGCCCTGCGCCAGGTGCGCCGCAGCGCAAGCGACTTCGACATGGACCAGGTCGCCTCGATCCTGGACAAGCAGCTGATCACGGCCGAGGTGGTCAAGCACTGGAAGGCGCACGCCTGCGCACGCAAGACCATCGTGTTCTGCTCGACGGTCGCTCACGCGCAGCACGTCTGCGAAGCCTTCGTCGAAGCCGGCGTGCCGGCCGTGCTGGTGCACGGCGAGCTGTCGGACGCGGAGCGCAAGGCGCGCCTGGCGCAGTACGAGGCAGGCGCGGCCCAGGTGGTGGTCAACGTTGCCGTGCTCACCGAGGGCTACGACTACACCCCGACCGGCTGCGTCGTGCTGCTGCGCCCGAGCTCGTACAAGTCGACCTTCATCCAGATGGTCGGCCGGGGCCTGCGCACGGTGGACCCGGCCGAATTCCCCGGCGTCGTCAAGACCGACTGCATCGTGCTCGACTTCGGCACCGCCAGCCTGATGCACGGCTGCCTGGAGCAGGAGGTCAATCTCGACGGCCATCTGGCCGATGGCATCGCGCCGACCAAGGACTGCCCCGAGTGCGGCGCGGTCGTGCCGCTGGCCTGCAGGGAGTGTCCGCTCTGCGGCCATGTCTGGGAGCGGCAGCCCGAGGAAAACGGCGTGCTGGCGGACTTCGTCATGAGCGAGATCGACTTGCTCAAACGCTCGAACTTCCGCTGGTGCGACCTGTTCGGTTGCGACGACGCGCTGATGGCCACCGGCTTCAACGCCTGGGGTGGCATCTTCTACCTCAGCGGCCGCTGGTACGCGATCGGCGGCGGCAAGGGGTTGCCCGCGCACCTGCTCGGCGTCGGCGAGCGCACGGTGTGCATGGCGCGCGCCGACGACTGGCTGAACGAACACGAATCGGCCGATTCGGCGCACAAGACGCGGCGCTGGCTGAACGAGCCGCCGACGGAGAAGCAACTGCGCTACCTGCCTGAAGCCGTGCGGGCGGACTTCGGCCTGACACGCTACCAGGCCTCGGCCCTGCTGTCCTTCCAGTTCAACAAGGCGTCGATCCAACGCCTGGTGGTTGCCGCCAACGACAGTCACCGGGAGGCGGCTTGAGATGCGCGATCTGTTCACGCCAGGCGCGCGGCTACGGTTGGTTCAACGCGCGCCTGCCACGCCACGATCCGGCGCGCTGCTCGCACCGCTGGGTGTTCTGCTCACGCCGCTGCCAGAACGTGTTCTGCCGGCTGATGCACAAGACGGAGGGGCGCATGGTCGATCCCACTGAACTTGAACTGGCCGCCATGCGTGCCTGCCTCGGGCCGCTGGGCGATTACGTGGCCGCCATCGGCATGGATCGTCCGCTGGCCGATTACAGCCAGGCCGAGGTCCTGCGCCTGATCGAAGTCGTGGTCGATGCCTACCAGGCGCACATGCTGGAAGAGCATGAACGCCTGGCGGCGCTGGACCGCGCCAGCTGGGAGGAGCGCCTGTCGCGTGTCACCGCAGGGCTCGGCCCGGGAGGGACGCGCTGATGCTCGACTTCAATCACCGACCCAAGCTGCATGAGCGCATCGGCGATCTCATCGATGCCGCTCTGACCCGCAGCCGCGAAGCGCAGACACCGCGCCACTACCTCGGCGCCTCGCGCCTGGGTGTGGCGTGCGAGCGCGCGCTGCAGTACGAATACCTGCACACGCCCGTGGATCCCGGCCGCGAGATCCCCGGTCGCATCCTGCGTGTGTTCGAAGTCGGCCACACGCTGGAGGAACTCGCCATCCGCTGGCTGCGCCTGGCCGGCTTCGATCTGTACACGCAGAAGGCCAGCGGCGGCCAGTTCGGCTTCTCGGTCGCGGGCGGTCGCATCCAGGGCCACGTCGACGGCGTGATCCAGGCGGCGCCTGCGGAGCTCGGCCTGCAGGGCCCGGCCCTGTGGGAGTGCAAGACCATGAACGACAAGTCCTGGCGCGAGACCGTGAAGCTCGGCGTCGCCCGGTCGAAGCCGATTTATTCGGCGCAGATGGCCGTCTACCAGGCCTACATGGAAGGCAGCATCCCGGGCATCTCCAGCCAGCCAGCGCTGTTCACGGCCATCAACAAGGACTCGCAGGAGATCTGGTTCGAGGCCGTGCCCTTCGACGGCGCGCTGGCGCAGCGCATGTCGGACCGCGCGGTGCGCGTGATCCGTGCCGCCGAGTCGGACGAGCTGCTGCCACGCCACACGACCACGCCGACCCACATCGAGTGCAAGTTCTGCCCTTGGCAAGACCGCTGCTGGAGTGGCCAATGACCGGTGCCAACGTGGTGTGGCTCGACTTCAACGACGCGGGCGAGCCGCGCGAGGATCTGGCCAGCGACACCGAGGCCTTGCGCGCTGGACTCCTGGACCGGCTGGAAGCAGCCTTGCAGCACCTGTTCCCACATGGCAGCAGCCGTGGCGGCAAGTTCTTCATTGGCGACACCGATGGCTCGCCCGGCAAGAGCCTGGTGGTGGAGCTGGATGGTGCGCGGCGCGGCTTGTGGAAGGACTTCGCCACCGACGAAGGCGGCGACGCCATCGAACTGTGGGCGCGTGCGCAGGGCCTGTCGGCGCAGCACGACTTCCCGCAGCTGGTGGCCGAGATCCGCCAATGGCTCGGGCACGCGCCGCCGCCTGTCGCGCGCAACTCGGGTCGCAAGGTGGCCCTGGACGAGCTCGGCCCGTACACCGCCAAATGGGACTACTGCGCAGCGAACGGTGAGCTGATCGCCTGCGTCTACCGCTTCGATCCGCCCACCGGCAAGGAGTACCGGCCCTGGGACGTGCGCGCGCGCATGTGGCGGGCACCCGACCCCAGACCGCTGTACAACCTGCCGGGGATCGCCTCGGCCAAGCATGTGCTCGTGGTCGAGGGCGAGAAATGCGCCGACGCCCTGATCGCGCTCGGCATCTCCGCGACCACGGCCATGAACGGCGCCCGCGCCCCAGTCGACAAAACCGACTGGTCGCCGCTGGCGGGCAAGGCGGTGCTGATCTGGCCCGACCGCGATGCACCCGGCTGGGACTACGCCGAGAACGCCGCGCGCGCCTGCGTCGCCGCCGGCTGCACGTCGGTGGCGATCCTGGTGCCCCCCACCGACAAGCCCGAGGCCTGGGATGCGGCCGATGCGGTGGCCGAAGGCTTCGACTGCGCCGCCTTCATCGCGGACGGGGAACGGCGCGTGGTCAAGGCGGCGCCGCTGCTGCTGCCCAGCTTCAGTCTGGGTGAGTTGCTGGACGACCACTCGCCGCTGCCGCCCGATCTGATCGCGCCGCGCGTACTCACGCCAGCCGGGATGCTGGTGTTCGGCGGCGCGCCCAAGGTCGGCAAGAGCGACTTCCTGCTGGCCTGGCTCACCCACATGGCGGCCGGCGCGACGTTTCTTGGTATGCAGCCACCTCGGCCGCTGCGCGTGTTCTACCTGCAGGCGGAGGTGCAGTACCACTACCTGCGCGAACGGGTGCAGGCGCTGCGCCTGCCGGCCAGCCGCTTGCTGCACGCGCGCGCCAACTTCGTCGCCACGCCGCAGCTGCACCTGGTGCTCGACGATGCTGGCCTGGCGCGCGTGATCCCCGCCATCGAGCAGGCCTTCGGCAGCGCGCTGCCCGACGTGATCGTGATCGATCCGATCCGCAACCTGTTCGACGGTGGCGATCTCGGCGGCGAGAACGACAACGGCGCCATGCTGTTCTTTCTCTCGCAGCGAGTCGATCGCCTGCGCCGGGCCATCAATCCGGAGGCTGGCGTGATCCTGGCCCACCACACCCGCAAGCTGACCAAGAAGCAGTTCGAGGAAGACCCGTTCCAGGCCTTGGCCGGCGCCGGCAGCCTGCGCGGCTACTACTCGAGCGGCATGCTGCTGTACCGGCCCGACGAGAGCCGCACGCCGCGCCAGCTGATCTTCGAGTTGCGCAACGGTCCCGCCCTGCCGCTGCGCCATGTGGACAAGATCGACGGCGAGTGGCGCGAGGTCGACGCCAATGAGCGTCTGGTGATGAAGGACTACGGCGAGCGGCTCGACGCCGAACGCCGGCGCAAGCGCGACGCCATCTTGCAGATCCTGTTCGAGGAGGCGGCTGCAGGGCGCTGCTACACCACCAACCAGTTCGCCGAGGCCTTCGAGGGCCAGGCCGGTCTGGGTGGCGAGCGCACCATCCGCGAGCGCGTCTCGGCGCTGTCGACGCAGGGCTACATCAAGTACTTCCGCAATGCGGCGGACTACGGCCTGACCCCGGCGCGCACCAAGTACGGCTACCTGTGCGTCGAGGCCATGGTGCTGCGCACGCCCGCGGGTGAGCCCGATGCCGACACCGGCGAAGTGCCGATGCGCGACACCGTGGTGTGGCCGACCCACTTCAAATGCCCGCTGTCGGGGGCCGCCTTGCCGGTCGAAAACCCCGAAGTCTGGGTTTACCAGGACGACATCGATGACTCCCAGGAGCCCGCATGACCCCGAACCACCAAGTTGGCAAAAAAGTTGCCAACTTCCCCCCGATCAGCCGAGTCGTTGGCAAGTTGGCAAACACCTGCCAACTGCAATCCCATACGAATCAAGACCTTGCAGTGATGTTGGCAAGTTGGCAAGTTGGCAACGCTGCCAACTTGCCAACTGGCGCAAACCCGCATGGTTGCTGGGTTTCCACGCTGTTACCTGTTGGAGAAAACTCCCCCTCCTACTACGTAGGAGAGGGACCAGAGGGTCCCTCCACCTTACGTAGGGGTCTCTCCCCGGACGGTCGGCACGCCACGACGCACGGCATCCTGGCGCTGGACCTGGGCACGCAAACCGGCTGGGCCCTGCGCACCCGAGACCGGAGCATCACTAGCGGCAGCGAGGGCTTCCGGCCACAGCGCTTCGAGGGTGGCGGCATGCGTTACCTGCGGTTCAAGCGCTGGCTCACCGAGCTCAAAGCCATGGTCGATGGCATCGACGCCGTGTTCTTCGAGGAGGTGCGCCGCCACGCCGGAGTCGATGCCGCCCACGCCTACGGCGGATTCCTCGCCACGCTCACCGCCTGGTGCGAGCACCACCAGATCCCGTATCAGGGTGTGCCGGTGGGCACGATCAAGAAGCACGCCACCGGCAAGGGCAACGCCGGCAAGGCGGAGATGGTCGCGTCCGTCCGTGCCCGTGGTCACGCACCTGCCGATGACGACGAAGCCGATGCCCTGGCACTGCTGCACTGGGCCATCGAGATGCAGGAGCTGTGAGATGCCGAAGATCTTGACCATCGAGGATGTGGCGGCGCGATTCGAGGATGCCGCCTGCACCGCGCGTCAGTTACCGCCGGTGCGGGTGCAGGGCTTCTTCAACACCTGGCCGCCGATTCTCCGCACCAGTTGGGAACGCATGTCGCGCGACGACGAGCCACCGATTCGCTTCCCACCCACACCGCAGGCGGTCGACCGCATGCTGGAGACCATGCGCTGGATCCAGTGGCTCGAGGAGGAGCAGCGCCATCTGGTGTGGATGCGGGCCGGGCGCCACCCATGGCGCACGATCTGCCGGCGCTTTGGTTGCGACCGGACGACGGCGTGGCGTCGGTGGCAGCGGGCGCTGGACCTCGTGGTCGAACGCTTGCACGCAGAGATCGATTGAAGTTGCGAACGCCTGCGGCGCCGAGCGAGCCACCGCGTGCGGATGCAGGTTTCGACACTCGCGGCCCCTGCAACAGATTCGGTCGATTGAGCCTACAGTGACGGCTATGGTTGCGCGAGTTGCGTGAGTTCGCACAGTGGCCTGCATATCCGTTATCGTCCCGCCATTCGCATGAACGCAGGAGGGACACGATGAAGGCACTTTCCGTTCGCCAGCCCTGGGCGCTGGAGATCGACGACGGCGTCAAGAAGCTGGAGTTCCGCACCTGGCGCACCAGCTACCGAGGGCCACTGCTGATCTGCGCCAGCAGCTACGACCCTGGCATCTGGGTCGACGTCGACGGCCTTGACGAGAACGGCCAGGAGATCACGGAAACCCTGCCGATCCCCACCGGCTGCATGATGTGCGTCGTCGATCTGGTCAACATCCGCGAGATGACACCCGAGGACGCCGAGGAATACGGCTTCGACTACGACCCGAACCTCCTGGCCTGGGAAATCGAGTGGCGCTACAGCGTCCAGCCCGAGGCCATCAAGGGCAAGCTCAATCTGTTCGAGGTGCCGGATGCGTTGATCGTCCCGCTTGCCGAGGATGAAGCCTGGTGGCTGTTCGAGTACCCGAACGTCAACAAGAAGCGACCCAAGGATCTGGTGCGCATATCACCGCAGGACGGTGATTGAAGCTGAACTGCTCTCCTCCCTTCTCTGATGAACCGCCCTCGAGGCGGTTTTTGTTTGCCATGACGAATCTGCTCATCCGCGAGCGCCCCCTCAACACCCTGATCCCCTACGCCCGCAATGCGCGCACGCACTCCGAGGCACAAGTGGCCCAGATCGCGTCCAGCATTCGCGAGTTCGGCTTCAACAACCCCATCCTCGTCGATGGCGCGAACGGCATCATCGCCGGCCACGGTCGGCTACTGGCGGCACGACAACTCGGCCTGGACAAGGTGCCCACCATCGAGCTGGGCCACCTGAGCGAAACCCAGAAGCGCGCCTTCATCCTGGCCGAGAACCGCCTGGCCGAACTCGCCGGCTGGGACGAAGCCATGCTGCTCATCGAACTGGAGAGCCTGGACGCTGCCGGCTTCAATGTCGATCTCACCGGCTTCGAGGCCGACGACATCGCGGCACTGATGGCGACCGATGAGGAGACCGCCGACGATCCTGCTGCCGATACCGTTTCCGACGACGCCATCCCGTCGCTCCCGACTCACCCTGTCAGCCGCCCGGGCGATCTCTGGACCCTCGGCCCGCACCGCCTGATCTGCGGCGACGCCAGTGATCCTGCAGTCGTCACGGCGCTGATGCAAGAGGCTCTCGCGCGGCTGTGCGTCACCTCGCCCCCATACGCCAACCAGCGCGATTACACCTCGGGCGGCATTGCCGATTGGGATGGCCTGATGCAGGGCGTGTTCAACCAGCTGCCGATGACGCCCGATGGTCAGGTGCTGGTCAATCTCGGTCTAATCCACCGCGAGAACGAATTCATCCCGTACTGGCACGCCTGGCTGGAAGAGATGCGCAGGGCCGGCTGGCGACGCTTCGGCTGGTACGTCTGGGACCAGGGTCCTGGCATGCCGGGCGACTGGCAGGGGCGTCTGGCCCCCAGCTTCGAATTCATCTTCCACTTCAATCGGCGCAGCCGCAAGCCGAACAAGATCGTGCCCTGCAAGCACGCCGGCCAGGAGTCGCACCTGCGCGCCGATGGGTCGTCCACAGCCATGCGCGGCAAGGACGGCGAAGTCGGCGGCTGGACCCATGCCGGCCTGCCGACACAGGACATGCGCATCCCGGATTCGGTGATCCGCATCATGCGCCACAAGGGAAAGATCGGTGCCGACATCGATCACCCCGCCGTGTTCCCAATCGCGCTGCCGCAGTTCCTGATCGAGGCCTTCAGCGATCCCGGCGACATCGTGTTCGAGCCCTTCGGTGGCAGCGGCAGCACGCTGCTGGCCGCCCAGCGCGCCGAACGCATCGGGCACGCGGTCGAGATCGCTCCCGAGTACGTCGATGTCGCCCTGCAGCGCTTCGCCCAGCAGCATCCCGAAGTCCCGATCACCCTGCATTCCACCGGTCAGTCCTGGTCCGAGGTCCAGCTGGAGCGCCAGCGATCACTCGCCGATGCCCATGCCTGACGTTCCGGTTCCCCCCTTGCTGCAAAACCACCCCGTGACAACCCCCGTCCTGTCCATCACCTACCGCCCGCTGCAAGCCCTGATCCCCTACATCCGCAACGCCCGCACGCACTCGGACGCCCAGGTGGCGCAGATCGCCGCCAGCATCCGGGAATTCGGCTGGACCAACCCGATCCTTGTCGATGGCGACTCGGGCGTGATCGCCGGCCATGGTCGCCTGCTGGCAGCACGTCAGTTGGGCCTGGCCGAGGTCCCGGTGATCGAGCTGGCGCATCTGGACGACGCCCAGCGCCGCGCCTACGTCCTCGCAGACAACCGCTTGGCGCTGAACGCTGGCTGGGACGAGGAACTGCTGCGGCTGGAGCTCGGCGAGTTGCAGGCGCTGGACTTCGACCTCGACTTGCTCGGCTTCGATGACGACGAGCTGCAGGCCTTGCTGGCCGGTGACGAGCAGACGATCGAGGGCTTGGGAGATGAGGATGCGGTGCCGGAGCTGCAGCAGGATGCGGTGTCGCGCCCGGGCGATATCTGGCTCATGGGCGCGCACCGCCTGCTGTGCAGCGATGCCACCGAGGCCGACAGCTACCCCTTGCTGTTGCAAGGCACACCCGCCGACATGGTGTTCACCGATCCGCCGTACAACGTCAACTACGCCAACAGCGCCAAGGACAAGATGCACGGCAAGGATCGCGCGATCCTGAATGACGACCTGGGCGATGGCTTCGGCGATTTCCTGCAATCCGCCCTGACCCCCATGCTCGCGCATTGCCGTGGCGCCGTCTACGTGGCCATGTCCTCCAGCGAGCTAGACACGCTACAGACCGCGTTCCGTGCTGCCGGCGGCCACTGGTCGACCTTCATCATCTGGGCCAAGCACACCTTCACGCTGGGCCGGGCCGACTACCAGCGGCAGTACGAGCCGATCTTGTACGGCTGGCCGGAAGGTGCAGAGCGCCACTGGTGTGGCGATCGGGATCAGGGTGATGTCTGGAACATCAAGAAGCCGCACAAGAATGATTTGCACCCAACGATGAAGCCGGTGGAGCTGGTGGAGCGGGCGATCCGCAATTCCAGCCGTCCCGGTCAATTGGTGCTGGATCCCTTTGGCGGTTCGGGCACCACGCTGATCGCCGCCGAGAAGTCGGGCCGCGTGGCGCGGCTGATCGAACTCGATCCCCACTACGCCGACGTGATCGTGCGTCGCTGGCAGGACTGGACGGGTCAGCAGGCTACGCGCGCATCCGACGGCCTGACCTTCGACACCGCCTCGAGCGAGGAGCGGCAGCCATGAACCCCTACCACGACGAAAAAGGCCGCTTCACCACCGGCCCCAGCACCGCCAAGACCAAGGTGCGCGACCGGAACATGCAGCGCACCATCGACCGGGCGCTGTCTGGCGCGATGAAGCCCGCCGTGGCGGCGACCATGATGAACAGCCTCGACGCCCGCGCACCACTGCGCCTGAAGGTGGCTTTGGCGCAGGCGATGAAGCGGCGCTAGTCTTCTTCGGCCAGGGCGCAGGACACCACGAAGCCCGTCAGGTAGGGCAGGTCGCTCGGGATCCCATAGTGCGCGCCGGTGTGCTTGCTGATACGCCAGACCATCCACTGGCGCGCGGTGGCGAGGATCGCCTCGGGCAGGGCCTGGCCAGCGGCCAGATGGTCCAGCACCTGGTCGGCGAAGTGGCGACCGTGGCGGCTGTCGAGGAAAGCGCGCACCGACTCGAGCGGCTCGCGCGTGGTGCTGGCGATGATCTGCATGGCGATCGGCCAGGCCGCCTTGGCGTGTTCGCCCATCGTGCCCCAGAAACCCCAGCCTTCGTTCTGGGTGGTGGGGATGTTTGGCTTGGCGTTCATGGTGCTTCTCCTGGCTGCGTTGCGATGCCTCCAGTAACGCGCTGTTTGATGAAGAAGCCAAGCTATTCCTGCGCCTTTCGCGCTGCTTCGTCCACCCAGAGCACACTTCAATGGCCGTCGATGGCATCATCCCGCTAACAAATCGGGGGACACCATTTATGGCCGGATCGACTGTCATCAGGATCAATTGCCGATCGCCCATTGAAGGGCTCGGCCCCTGTTGCATGGGTAGTGGGTCGACGCCAGTGCGGGCAAGGCGATGAATTGGCTACGCAGGTTTCTTGGCAACAGGAGTGACAAGCCGGCACCGCAATCTGAAGTGCCTGAGCCGCATGTGGATCGGCCACTCACCGAGCTGGAGCAGATGGCGGCGCAACAAGCTCAGCGCCTTGTTGAAATCATCAATGATTCGTTAGTGCTCTCGCGCAATTCCGCCAATCCGGGAACAAAGGTTTCTCGCCTGGAACTGGCACGCCAGCGCCTCAAAGATCTCGAATCTCTTTCGCTCCAGTACCCAGTCATTCAGATCACACGTGCCCCTCAGGTATGGGCGCAAATCGACGAGTTCGCTAGAGAATATGCTGCAGCAGGACACTACGCGCAGTCCGACATCTCACTTCGAGACTATGGTCATCAGGCGCTCGATCGCGTCTACGTCAACGACTCCAACCACGATCTGATCGATGGTTGGACGTTTCACGCCACATTGCAGCTGAGGACTCCGCTGCGAATTCTTGAAAGAGAGGGCGAGTTCTGCCGTTTGCCGGGCCCTCCACCATCCATCGCCACAGAGATGTGGCACGGCATCTGGCTGCCAAAGACCAAGACGTGGAGAGATCGCGGTGTAGATATACCTGAGTTCACGGGTACTGGCCGTTCATCTGACATCGGTACCGTGCCCGTGGATGGCGGGGCCTACCTGAAGTTCCTGCTGGCTGTCAGGCGGATCGTTGAGGGCAGTGGCTCGATCGACGAGCGCCTTGAAAATCTGCGCACTGAACTTCATCAACAAGAGTGGTCTGACTTCGTTCTTGCCCATCAGGGCAAAGAGTATTTCTATTCGTACTTCTTCCCTGAGTTTCTTGAGACCATCCCGAAGTTGCCATCGGAGGCGGTGCATCAACTATGGAATAGAGGCATCGAGACGCCGGCGCAGTTGGATGCCTGCCCCGACGCCGATCTGCTGAGAATCAAAGGCATCGGTCCCGCCAGGCTCAGAACGATCCGCGAAGCTTGCGCCAGTGTCACGGACAGAAACGCTAAACGACTTGACCTGGTGAATCGGTAGTCGTCAATCGTGGGGAACCTCACCCCAAGGTATTTGCCGACTACCTCGAAGCCCTACTCAGTTCAGCCGGTACACCCGTTCCCCGCCCTCGACCTTCTCGGAGGTGATGGCGAGGCCCATCTTCTTCTTGAAGGCCCCCGATAAGGCGCCGCGCACCGTATGCGCCTGCCACCCGGTGGCCTCACAGATCTGCGCGATGGTCGCGCCCTCCGGTCGCCGCAGCATGTCCAGCACCTCGGCCTGTTTGCTGTTGGCCCGCGTGCGCGGCTTGGCCTTGGCTTCCTCATTGGCCCATGTGGCCTCTGCGGCCACCACGGCGGCCTCGGTGTCGGGGTCCGGGGGCAGGGGCGCCGCTTGCGGTCTGTCGCGCCCCAGCGCGTCGTAGCCCTCGGCCGCCACGAACCAGTCGCTGCCGTCGGTAGTGATCAGCGCGCGATTGAACATGGCGTCGATCACCTTCTGACGCGCGCCGCCTTTGATGCTGTCTGGAAACCAGTCGATCTTGCCGCCGGTGTGATCGATGGCGGATTCCAGGATGGCCTGCTGGGCCGGGCTCAGTTTGATGACGTTCATGCCTTGCTCCTTCAAAGGAAGTGAATCGGGACCGTGATGAACGCGCTGTTTGATGCATAAGCCAAGCTCGATCTCGCCCACCGTTGATGTATCGCCACACCAGGAGCCGCCCGTGACCAAACCGCGCTGCGGCGCCAAGACCCGTGATGGCACCCCTTGCCAGCAGTACCCGCTGCAGGGCAAGACCCGCTGCAAGCTGCATGGCGGCAAGAGCACCGGCGCGGGCTCCGGCAACCAGAACGCCACCACCCATGGCATCTACAAGAGCGTCCTCTCGGAAGAAGAGCAGCAGCGCTGGCACGAGATCGAGATCGGCCGCCTCGACGACGAGCTGCGCCTGTGGCGCACGCGCCTGCTGCGCGCCCTCGCTGCCGAGCAAGCCGCCCGCGACAAACCCGAGCTGGAGGAAGTGATCGCCCGCAAGGCCGGCGGCTCCGATCAGCCCGGCGCCGAAAAACGCTTCAAGCGCCGCGACTACGCCGCCATCGTCGACCGCATCATGGGCCGCATCGAGAGCCTGGAGCGCACCCGGCTGGAGCTGATGAAGGGCGATGGCAATGAGGCGGCGGCGGTCGAGCCGATCGTGATCGAGATCCAGTCCCCTCGGTTGAAGCCGGACGTGCACTGATGCGCTTCCAGCTGACTGAACCGCAAAGCCGCTTCTTCCAGTCCCAGGCCCCCTTCGTCGCCATGGTCTCGGGCTTCGGCGCCGGCAAGACCAACACCCTGGTGCTGAAGATGCTGGAGCAGAAGTTCCGCTACCCCAGCATCGATCTGGGTTACTTCGCGCCCACCTACCCGCTGGTGCGCGACATCCTGTATCCGCGCATCAGCGACATCCTGGGCGAGAGTGGGCATCGGTTTCGCATCCACCGCACCGAGCATGTGATCTACATCGCCGGTCATGGTCGCATCATCTGCCGCACCATGGATGCGCCCGAGCGCATCGTCGGCTTCGAGATC